GCTAAAAATTCTTCTGAGTTTGCCACTGTGTTTACTGTATCATTAGTATATTGACAGTAACTAGCCGCTTCATTGAATGATCCACAAAAATCTTCGTAACGGGGCACTGCTTGACCTTCCTTACCGTTTTGTGCATGCCAGTTGAATTCATTATGTGCTTGTAGAGCATGACATCTAATCCATCCCCATTGAGTAATACTGCTGTTTGGGTTTGTATTAGTGTAGGGCAACCATGTGGCTTGTTGACCGTAATCTGTTTTACCAGTTACAGAATACCCTGCATTTGCTGGTCCGGCAAGTGCACCTGTAACTCCTTGTGCTTCTGCAAACTCAAGTGCTTTACAATTTGCTGTTGTGTTTGGTGTTGCTCCTGCCCATGATTCACTAGGATCTTCTGCAACATAAGTAGGAGGTTTAGCATTACCTAACGAATAACCTTCATTACCATTACCTGAAATTGAAATAATATTATTATAGGTCGATCCAGTTACATAACCTCTTAAATAAGCATCATTAATAGACCATACAAGCATTCTAAGAACGGTATTTCTTACAAGTGCACCAAACGTATAAGAACTATTTGATGTGCTTATTCCCATATAATATTCGGCATTTTTATTAATTTCGAGGCATCTATTTTGTAAGATACCTCCTAGCACGTTCATGCCTAATGGACTTTGTTTACCAGTATCAGCCATATATTATCCTAAGGAACAAAGACTGTCTCTGCGCCTTCTACAATTTTATGTTTGCAATCATTACCAGATCCTACTCGGAGTACTGGTTTACCTTCACAAAAAACTGTAGGGCTACCTTCAGTTGTCTTTGCATTTTTATGAGGCTTTTCATTTGGTTTAGGGTTGTGGGGAGTGATTTCACTTACATGTAAGCCGACAGGTTTCCCCTCACAAAACACAGTCTCGGAACCTTTTAAGATTTTACCGCCTGTAGTATTTTTATCTCCCTTTCGGCTCAGTTTGGCCATGTAACATTATCCTACTAATATTTTTTTCTCCGGTACAGTTACTCCGGTGGTCGCCTCTCTGTATTTGTCTTTAACTTCGTCTGCTGTTTCAGCAACAAGAGAAACACTAGTAGTATTTAGTCTTACGTTTTTCTTGGCATTTGCAGTAAACACACTCGGAACAAGTCCCATACCTTGTGGGCTAGGGGCAATTGATACTGGATCTTCTAAAACAAGTGTATCATCTTCTACTTCTACAACTTTTGATACAATCTCTTCACCACTGTTTATCTTTAGAGTATATACTCCACCTACTTTGACATCACTTAATATTGACATTATTTCTCCTATTATAAACTGTTAGTATTAAAAGTAATCATTTCTTCTTTTAGTTCCATAAATCCACCCACGTACTTGTCTCCTAAAAAGATTTGCGGCGCAGTTCGTGCATTAGGTACTACGGCTAGTAAGTCTTCTAGTGTATATCCATGTCCAATTTTCTTTTCTTCATACTCAATGCCTTTTTCTTCAAGCAATTTCTTTGCTTGATCGCAATAAGTGCAGTTGTCTTTGCTCCATACAATGGCTTTCATTCTTTCTCCTAGTTAGTTAAATGTTATATCTTTATTTAATGTGATATTATGATCAAATAATATTTTCTGGCTCTTACAACTCGGGTAAGGCTTCGTAATCAAGTGATTCTGACATAACTCCGATTACGTAGTTAGTTGATTCATTTTCTTGTAATGCTGTTTGCTTTTTGCTAGTATCACTGTGCTTGTTAAACCACGGAATAGGACTTGCTTTTGGTGCAGGTTCGTTATATTTTATACCGATTACTTTAAGTGATTCTAGTGCTGTGTAGTCTACAAATTCTTTAAGAATGTTTGCGTTCAGACCGATCACAGGACCTTTCTGAAACAAGTAATCAGCCCATTCTTTTTCTTCTCTAATTACATCCATATACATAGCATACACTTCTTGTTCACATTCTTTTTGTGCTTTTAAGAATCGTTTGTCTTCTTTTACTACTTGATTGATGATCCAGCCTGTCCACCCTTTATGTAGCAATTCATCTTGTAAAATTAATGAAATGATATTACCATTACCAATAAAGATTTTGTTTTCTACCATTGCCAGTGATGTAGCAAATGATACCATAAATCTTAATGCTTCTAAAGCATAACTTGCATGTAATGCCATCCAAATTGCTTTAATATGCTCATGTTCATCAATCTTGTGACCCATTTCTTTTTTGCAATTAATCTGATGTAGTGCTTCATAGTATTCGCCCACACTAGATGCCATGTCTGCGATTTCTTTAGTATCATGGATAGTATCAAAGATGTCCTTAGGTACATTATAGATGTTTCTAATGATGTGACTGTAAGAACGTGAATGAATGTTAGTCTCAAAGAAAGACCAATTGTAACATAATGCTTCTACTTCAGGTAGACTTACTACAGGAGTAAAAACTTGTGCAGGGCCTCTACCTTGTAAACTATCTAGTGCAGTTTGTCTTAATAGATTAGCAGTAAAAATGTGTTTGACGGCATCACTAGCATCTTTAAAATCAGATGCATCCTTTGTTAAACTAATTTCTTCTGGTATCCAAAAGAAACCTCTAGCAGTTTCTTCAAAGTTTGCTATCTTATCATATTTTACTTCTTCAAATCTTTGGATAGTTACAGGACCTGATGGATCCAAAAACATAGTGCTATCTAAATAATTTGTTTGTTTTGCCAAATCATATTGTTCTTTACTCATAATTAACCCTTATAATTTACATGCTTCACAGTCATCATCATCAAATGCTGGCTCGTCAATGTATTGTTTTGCTATTTCTACTATTTGTTCATCTTGTCTTTTGACTCCTGCTTTATTTATTAAAGAATAATAAAAAGTCTTAAGTCCCCATTGATGTGCCTGCATTAAGTTCTTTGCGATCAGTGTTGTAGGCACTTTCTGATCTTTAAAATGTGCTGGATTGTAAAATGTATTTGTTGATATGCTTTGATCTACATAAGCCGCTAATACTGCCGCAGTCTTTAAATATGCATCACAATCTTGTTGCTCCCACATCAATTGATAAGAATTTCTTACACGTTTGATATGATAGTCTGGTACTACTTGTGTGAGTGATCCTGCTTTACTTTCTTTAACAGAGATTAAACTCATTGGCATTTCAATACCGTTTGTAGAATTGATAACTACACTAGATGATTCTACTGGAGCAATTGCCATCAAAGTTGCATTTCTGACACCATGTTCTTTCATTTCTTTTCGTAATGCTTCCCAATCACACTCTGGCTTAAAGTTTGCTAGTTTATTAACACCTTTTGCTCTACGTTCCCAAGGGAACTTACCTTTACCATACCATGTCTTATCACTATCTAAACATTTACCTCTTTCTTTTGCTAGTTCTACTGTTGCTTCAGTTAAGAAAAATGCTTGATGTTCCATCCAAGTTTTAACATCTTGTAGTGCATCTTTGTCACCATATATGTAGTCACGTTTTGCATGCCAATATGCTAAATTAGTAACACCAATACCCAAAGGTTGTATTTCATCGTTACTTAATTGACTCTGAATCGATAAGAAATCTTGGTAATCTAAGATATTACACAAACTACGTTGTAGTACACGACATGCTCTACGCATGTCCTCAGGGTTTCTGAATGCTCCCCAGTTGATCGATCCCAATGTACACAATGCAATACGTCCCTCATCGTCATCTAAACGTTTAAAAGGCTTTGTAGGTAATAATATCTCACAACATAGATTGCTTTGATAAATTGGATGTTCAGTAGTATCAAACGGACCTTGGTTAGATACGTTGTCTACATACACTAAGTAAATTCTTCCTGTATCTGTTCTTTCTTTTAATACACCAGATTTAAATACTTCTTCTGCTGACATTACTTTCTTACTGAGGCTGCGGGACCTTTCATATTTGAGATACAGTTCCTCAAATTTAGCAGTATCTGAATAGAATGCTTCATACAAATCAGGCACTTCGTTTGGATCAAAGAATGTAATGTTTTCTTTGTTTTTAAAACGTTTCCAAAAGAATGCATTAAGACATACGCCATAATCCATATGTCTTACTCTTGTTTCTTCAGTACCTTGATTGTTCTTTAGTACGATTAAATCATCAAATTGATGATGCCAAATAGGATAAAAGACTGTAGCACTAGCATTACGAATGCCACCTTGTGAGCATGAACGTAAGTCTCCGAACCACTTCTTTAAGAAGGGTATCATTCCCGTATGCATGATCTCTCCGCCTCTTATAGGCGCTCCTAGGGGTCTTAAACGACCTATTTCAAGACCTATGCCAGCACGTTTACTAGCATACTTAGCCATCATTTCACCTGATGCAAAGATACTATCTAAGTCATCATCACTTTTAATTAATACACAAGAACTGAACTGTTTAGTAGGTGTTCCTAATCCAGCAAGTACAGGAGTTGCTAGTGTAAATAACCCATCACTAGCACAGTTATAATATTCTTTAATATATTTCATTCTTGCTGATAAAGGTTCTTCTTTATGAAATACTGTTGCGGCCGCAATCATATATCTAACTTGCGGAGTTTCATATATCTGTCCTGTTGATCTGTTTCTGACTAGATATTTACCTATCATTTGTTCGATGGCGGCATAAGATAGGTTTTCATCTTTCTCGTGGTTGATGATCTTTTCCATTTTGTTCCAATCATCTTCAGAATACCACTCAAGCAAGTCTGTAGTATATAAACCTGATTCTATATTCTTCTTAACAATTTCATATAGATGAGGTGGTTGATAGTCTCCGTATACATCTTTACGCAACATAGATAAACGTTGTTTGCCGGCTACAAATTGATAATTAGTATGGCCTGTTTCTGGTGCTTGTTCTTCATCGATTAAATCAACGATAGCACGTAAAGTAAGCCCATCAATTTCTCTTGTAGTAATACCGTCAAAGAAGTGTGGTTGTGATGTGATCTCAATCATTGATTGTGATACATCTGATACACCTTCACATACTTTTGCTACTTGGGCTTGCCACTTTTCTAACTCTAATTCTACTACCTTTCCTGATCTTTTAGTGACTTTAATGTTCATTCTTTACCTAATTTATTTTGTTATATAACACCTGCATGTCAATGTTTTTGACATTTCTGAAATCTGACAGCACAGTATTTACTACCGAATCTGGCCAGTAATTCAACACATATTTTGCGTTGTCTACCAGGACTAATACTACTTCTGTATCAGTATAATCTATTGCTGAACACAAGTCAACATCTTTTATACCCAATATTGCCAAAGTATAAATGTTGCCTAATGCACGTGCCCAAAAACAATAGTGATTGTCATGTAAAAGTTGCCATGGATTAGGCCAATCTTTTATATCATGTGGATGTAGATAGTAGTTATTTAGTGGACATTGTTGCCAAAACTTATCTACTTCAATACAAATTTCTTCTAATTCTGAATCTTTTAATGATCTTCTTAATTCATACCATTCTGCCAATCTGGTATCAAAATTCATAGTAAAAGTATTCATACATATACTTATCTGTGGCCGAATTAGTGAACAAATTCCATATATGGAAAGAGAGTCTTTCGACTCTCTCTACATGTTAAGTGTGACTTAACGATTCTAAGGTAGTTAGAATTAGTTTTTACCTACTAGAACTTCGACTACACCTTCTGGTGTATCACCGTTGTAGGCTGAAATTGCTTTACCGATAATTGTACCTGGCTTAACATTATCTTCATCAACTGGGCGACATCCATATCCTGCTTCTTCAGAGGTTACGATTAGATCACCTTTGTTGATAGGTCCTATAACTTTACATGGTACACGTCCAATCAATGCTAGTTCTACAACAAACTCGCCTTCGCCCGCAGAACATTCTGCGTTATAGACTTGAGCAGGATTAGTTGTAACAATACCTGCTACTGCTGAACATCCATGTGCTCCTGTTGTTGATAATTCTGCATCTCCGCCGAATACTAATACTGTTCCTGGCTCATAATCTCTATCTGCTGTGTATTTCTCCGCCAAGTCAGCATATGTTGCGTTAAGAGTTGAACCTGATGTCAGTGTATAGTCACCAGTAATTGTACCTGCTGTTGCCGCTGATCCTGTAGTGATCGTAGTAGCATTCATAGTTCCTGAAACAGTTAGTCCTGTTAAAGTACCTGTACTTGTAATGTTGGGCTGTGCCGCAGTTGTTACAGTACCTGCTGTAGTTGCTGATCCTGCACTTCCTGCTGAACCTGAAACGTTAATTCCCCATGTACCTGATGCTCCTGTACCGTCTACACCTGGTGCACCTACTGAGTTATAAGAAATAGTTCTTGCAGTTCCACCATCGTATGATGTTCCTGAGGCTGCACCTGATCCACCGTTGTTGAATGTTACTGATTCATCTACACTACCTGCTGTAGTTGCTGAACTTGCTGAACCAGTGACTGATCCTGCGATAGGATTAGTAACAGTTAGTCCTGATAGAGTACCAACAGAAGTAATGTTTGGTTGTGCGGCACTTGAAACAGTTGCGGCATAACCTGTTGTGTTTTGGTTAAGAGTTGAAACATACGCCGCTCCAATTGCTGTACCTTCCCATACACCTGTATCGATTGTACCGACTGATGTTAGAGATGAGTCTACAACACTTGAATTAAGAACTGTACCAGTTAGTACTCCTGCTCCTGCAGTAATTTCAACGTTAGCCGCCGCTGTCAATTGACCTCTTCCGTTAACTGTGAATGTTGCATTATGAGTACCGTTACCATATGATGCGGCTGATACTGCTGTGTTAGTTATTGAGAACTCTGAACCACTTAGTGTAAGACCAGTTCCTGCTGTATATGTACCAGCACCTGAGAACTGTACGAATGTAATAGGATCAGTACCAACTGTTGATACTGGATCTGTGTTAACAAAACCAGAGTCATTTAAGACTGTACCTGTTGATACGAATGTAAAGTCTCCACCTGCTATCTCAGTTGGTGTATCAAAGTCATCTGCTCTTGTTAGAACTGTAGATGATGTTTTAACATAGATACCGTTGTGTGCTGTATTGGATTCGTCTTTAACAAGAATTCTTTCTCCATTAGAGAATGATTCGCCGTCAATTGTATCAAAGTTACCAGAAGATGTTGTTAATGTTGCTCCAACACCTGCTGTTCCGTTATTATAAGTGATCGTTCCACCAGTGATAGATGTTAATGTTCCTGTAGTACCGACATCACAAGGAGCATGTACTGCTAAGCCTTGTGCAACATCATCAACATACTGCTTAGTAGCGGCATCTGTTGATGCAGTTGGTGTTGCTAGTTCTGTAATTCGTGCTGAGTTTACATCAACTGACCCAGAGCCTGTTGTTACTAATGAGATAGGCTGATTAGTTCCAATTGCTGTAATTGTGATTCCGCCTGTTTTACCGATGATGTCATCAGTTACAACGTTTGCTGTTGTATCAACGTTACCTGTAGTTGTTACAGCACTTAAAGTACCTACTGAAGTAATATTTGGTTGTGCGGCTGTTGTTACAGTACCTGCTGTAGTAGCAGTTGCTACTGTACCACTTACATTAGCGGCTATGACATTTGATAAACCACCTGCATCACCTGTAAACACTCCTGTGTTTGCTGTGATTGCTGAAGCAGTAATTGTACCGTAATGTTTGCTTGTGCGGCTCCTGATACTGTTCCTGCTACTGAAGCAAGTGCTACTGTACCAGAGACATTGCCTCCTGCTACTGAATTTGCTACTTCTGCGAATGGAACTTCACCAGAAACGTTAGCGCCTGCAACTGCGTTAGCAGATGTAGCACTTGTTGCTAATGCAACTGCACCTGATACATTTCCACCTGCAACTGCGTTTGCTGTTGCGGCAAATGCTACTTCACCTGTTACGTTTCCACCAGCAATTGATGATAAGTTAGCGCCATCACCTGATACGTATGTAAAGACACCACCTGTTCCGTTAGTATTACCTGATGTGATGTTTCCAGTTACTGCTAATGCACCTAATGTGCCTACAGAAGTGATGTTAGTTTGTGATGCAGTACCTAATGTACCGTTTAATGTTGTTGCTGTTACAGTCGGTGCTGATAAAATGTTAGTATCTTTGTCGAATGTAAATGTTGAATCTGCTCCGAAGTCATTGTCATCATTAAAAATAACTTGTGTATTTGAACCTGCTGGCTGTTGAAAGTCAACTGGTGCTCCGTTTGCATAATAATAGTTGTCTGTTTTAATACCTGCTGTTGCAGTAATATTACCTGTTACGTTTAAGTAACCTGTTGTTGCGATACCTTCTGAGTTATCTGTAGTTTCAATTAAGAAGATATTTGCTTTACCTGTTGAACTGAATTTTAGGGCGCCTGCGTTATTGTCTACCAATCCCCATTCTGCTGAACTTTCGATAGTACCAATTCCACCTGCCGCTAGATATAAAGCATAGTTGTTAACACTTGATCCTTGGGCTTTACCATATAGACCAACGTTCATACCGCCTGAGTGAGTTGCGCCTGCAATACCTCTTACACCAACTGATGCTCCTGTATCTCCTGAAGCATCTACAAGACCTTCACCAAATACACCTGTACCTCTAGTTGCGCCTGCTGTTTCACCGTAACCCATAACACCGACACCTGGGATGCCTGTATCAGTTGAGTCACCTTTTGCTTCACCTACAACACCAATATGACTACCTGATGCGGCGCCTGTGTTGTCTGCGGCGAATATTGCAATTGCATTTCCAAAATCTGCTGAAGAACCAGTACCACCTACGAGACTTGTTACTGTACCAACAGAAGTAATGTTTGGTTGTGCGGCTGTTGTTACTGTACCAGCAGTTGTTGCCGCTGTTGCTAATGCTACAGTTCCTGAAATGTTTGCGGCCGGGAGTGCTGATAAGCCTGCACCTGAACCAATGAATACGTTACCGTGAACGTTACCAAATTTATTAACTGTAATAACTTCTGATGAGTTAGTAACGTCTTCACCAAAGATAAATTCTGATGCTGAGTTATCCCAACCCATAAATGCTACTAAGGCTTCACTATCATAGTATTGTAGATCAACACCACGATCTTTACCGTCGTCTGAAGTAGGGGCCGCGCCGTTTGCACCACCGCCTAAATTGATTATTGGATCTTCAACAGTCATATTATCTACGTTAGTTGAAGTTGTTGTGCCGTTAACTGTTAAGTTACCAGTGATAATTGCATTACCTGAGAATGCCGCGTCTACACCTGCAACTTCTCCTGTTGCAGAGATATTTCCTGTTCCGATGTTTCCTGAAACTGTTAGTGCTGATAGGGTACCGACTGTAGTAATGTTAGTCTGAGCGGCAGTTCCAAGTAAACCGTTTAGTGTAGTCGCAGTAACTGTGGGTGCTGATAGGGTATCAGTGTCTTTATCAAATGTAAATGTTGCGTCTGCACCAAATTGAGAATCGTCATTAAAAATAACTTGAGTGTTTGCGCCTGCTGGTTGTTGTAAGTCCCATGCAACGCCGTTAGCATATAACAGATTATCTGTTAAAACTCTAGTCGCCGCAACGTTTCCTGTGACTGTTAATACATCAGTGGCTTTATCAAACGTAAAGTTTGCATCACCATTAATTGCATTGTCGTCATTAAAGAAAACTTGTGTGTTTGAACCACTTACGGTTGGGAATGATTCGACTGATCCTGAACTCTTTTTGACTGACAGTACATCTGAATCACTTAAGAAGATTGTACCTTTACCCGCAGCCGGGGTGGGGACTGATGCCGCCGTATTTTGTTTTAATATTAACATTTCCTATTACCCTATTATAGTTAAATTTGCCTTATTTCAGCATAATTCTATTTATCGTTTTTATCTTTTTACCCCGTATAAACGTTGATTTATGTAACTTGTGTATTATCAAAATAATACCAGTTAGTTCCATCGCCGTATGCTGGTTTGTTATTACCATTTGTGATAAAAATGATTCCTCCTTGAACACTATCTGGTAGTGCTAAATTAGAATATCTCCCTGTTTGTGTTATTCCATCCACTTGCAAAACATTGGTAGTAGTGTTGAATGTTAAATTCGTACTGGCTCCCATACTTTCGTCTGTGCCGTTGTTAAATTGAATTTGAGTGTTGGCACCACCGACTCGTAAACTGTCACTACTAACGTCAACTAACACACCATTAACTTCTAGGGTGCCATCGACAGTAATAGGATATCCAAATATACCTTGATAATTAGAGGGAACTTCTGCTGTTTCTCCAGAAGAAATAAGTGTGGGCATAGGTGCAATAGGGTCATCCATTGTAGGACTGCCAAATGATAATACTCCATTACCATCTGTTAAGATTGCTTGACCGCTTGATCCACCTGTAATAGTGACATTACCTACTGCTCCCAGATCGGAAGTTGTGTTAACGGTAAGTGTTGGCGTTGTTAAGCCATTTTTGACTTTAAAGTCTCTTAATGCCACGGTTCCATATTCCCCATAGTCTTTTAGACTAGATTAATTAAATTGTATTAAGTCAATATATAGTCTACTACCATATTGACTTTTGTATTATTGCTACCTGTTGTTGCATACAATGTACAGTTTCCAGATACACCATTGATGTTACTAGAAAACTCTACGAGGTCTGCTGATGTATTAGAACAAATAGTACCGTAAACAGTAATAAATGCATCTGTACCATCATGTACCATTAATACTTCTGCTGATTGATATCCGTCATCACCTGATCCAGAAACTACATATTTTGCAGTTCTATAATCACTAGGATCAAACTCATCAACCACTGTATTTGTTGAGACTGCGACATTAGAACGATTAGTTCCAAATGAAACAGCATCAACTGCGCCAGAAGTTGTAACACTTGTTAAAGTTCCGACACTTGTAATATTCGGTTGTGCGGCAGTCGTAACTGTTCCCGCTGTTGTAGCAGTAGTTGCACTTGATACAGTACCTGATACATTTGCTCCAGCAACTGCGTTAGCAGTAGCGGCAAACGATACTTCTCCTGATACATTGGCGCCTGCAACTGCATTTGCTGTTGCGGCATTTGTAACTTCTCCAGTTACATTAGCACCTGCTATAGCAGATAGTCCGCCACCGTCTCCATAAAACTTACCAGTTGATACTGTGACGTTGCCATCAACGTCTAAGTTACTATCTGCTGTATCAAATGTAAAGTTTGCGGATCCACCAAACTGATCTTGGTTGTTAAATTGTACTTGTGTATTACTTCCACCTGGTTGTTGTAAGTCCCAAGCAGATCCATTAGCATACTGTAAATTGTCAGTACGTAATGATCCAGTTGCTGTAATACCTGTAACTGTTAGTGCTGATAATGTTCCAACACTTGTAATATTGGGTTGAGCCGCTGTTGTTACGGTTCCTGCTGTTGTTGCTGTTGCTACAGTACCAGTTACATTTCCACCTGCAA